CAGGATAGGTCACAGCGCCTGGAGCTGGTGTGCCATATTCACTGAAATTACTGAAAACTGTGCTATGTTCTGACCAACTTTGTGTGCTTTGATCAAAGTCATATCTTTTCATTGTGATTAATCTTGGACTTGATCCAGTGGCAAATGATACAAACCAACTTGTTTTGGTCATAGCCCAAACTTTGTCATAACCTGTAGGAAAACCTGTAAGACTTGAATTAGGATAATTCCATTCAGGTGATTTGTTTGCGCTGTCTATTTGCCAATAACCAATTGCACCATTTGAGGTTAGATCTACAAAATTGCTCACGCCTGAATCAGCTGTAGTGACTGCAATTTCCAATTCATGATTACCAACTGTGCCATCTTCATTTGCATTATTTGATATTCTTGGTCCGTCGCTGAGATTTTTTGTAGAATTTTTTGTATAGGTGCCAGTGTATACGGTTTTGGTAATGTATTCATAACTGGTAAGAGTTTGATTTTCAATATCGCCTTCTGCGTTTACATCATTTGTGACGCTGTATTCTAGTGAAAAATCTGCTGTGGCAGTAGCACTGGTTGTCATGGTCATTGAATTCAAATGTGCGTTTACTTGATCTTTTGTGCCTATGATTGTGAGAGTATCACTGCTGTCATCACCATAATTGAATGTGCCACCTAGTGTGCCAGCACAGGTAATTGTATCTACATAGGTAGGTTCACTTGGTGTCACAATTACTGTAAATGTAGCACCACTGGCAGTTTGAAGATTAGGTGCATTTGTAATAGCATGGTCACTGTCACTGGCAAAACTACTCAAACCACCTGTGGAAAATAAATCTGCTACTTGAACAGTCACAAACATCGTAAACTGTGTCAAAATACCCACTGAACTAATTGTAGTAGGTATATTAAAATCATGATTGGCACTGTCAGCATAGGTGATTGTGTTTACAGTAGGAAACAATGCTGCATTGAAATCAGCGATGTTTTGAATGTTGCTGAGTGTATAAAAATTACTTGCTACGCTTAAATTTACATTGGTTCCGCTTAGGCTAAATGTCAAAGTCACATCTGTGAAACTGCTTACATCAAATGTAATTGAAATATTTGCTGCCAATGGATTGCTTAAACTTATTGCTTTGATGCCTGGCACAAATTCAAAGTCTTCGCCTTCTAATATGCTGACTCTTGTGTCTATTGCTGCGCTTCTGTCAAAAATTACACCTGTGAATGTAGGATCTTCAAAGGTTATTTCTGTTTCGCTGAAGGTATTAAGGTCTGATAAACTTTTCATTATTTGTTAATCTCCGCATCTGCTATTCCTGCACCATATATTTTGCTTGATAGATAATCATACAAAACATCACCTGGGTCAGTCATAGTATTCACCAATTCAAAAGCAAAATCTGGCAAATATGTTAAATCTTTTTCTTGTGAGTATGTGACTTTTACCACAGCAAATACAAAATTATAATATTTGAATCCACTGTTCCAACCTGGGAATATATTGTAGGCTGGTGTAGCAGTGCCAAATGATCCAAATGGAAATGTTTGATTGTCACTGCCATTGTTATAACAGTAAACCTTGATCAAACCATTTATGCTGCTATCTACTGTGCCTGCTGTGTCACGCTTGCTAACCACTGTGACACCATCTGTGTCAAATTGTGCTTCATAGCCGTCAATGAATATTCTGTTGAATGTAATTTCACTGGGTGTGCCGTCTATCTTGTTGCCTGTTTTTTCACTCAACACAAAGCTGATCCAAATACTTTGATTGTCAGCATCAAGAGCAGCATCTACAACTATGCCTTTGGTAATGCCTGTGCCGTAGCAAACGGGCACTACATTTTCTACACTGGGATCCAGTGTGACTGTTGTTGAACTTGTTTCAGGATCAACAGGTTCTTTTGGTGTTTGTGTTTTCAAAATGCTGCCAGCAATCTTGTTGGCAATGTTTTCACCAATGCTTACATTTTTTAGGCCTTCTACAAAATTACTAGCATTTGTAATGCCTTCTGCTATTTTACTTAGATTCTCAAAAAAACTCATCAGTCACCTTTACCCCATTCAAACTTGGCACCAGCTATTTTTACCACGTTATTCATTGATTGATCATACTGTAGCACAGGAGATTGTAAGCCTGGCACTGTTTCTTCAAAACCTGTTAGCCAACCACCTCTATTTGGTCTTGCTGTTTTTCTACCAGTCACTTTCTTTGTAAGATAGTTTTTGTAATCTTCAATTTGTAATGTCAACACTGTGTCACTTTTGCCTGTGCCTAAATCATAACTGTCACGCAGAGTATAACTTTCTACAAAGCCTTTGAATCTACCAACTGGATTGCCACCTGTGAGTGTGACAAGATTGCCGTCATCTCCAAATATGCCTCTACGGATGGTCACAGTTGAACCTTCTATTCTAGAATTCTGTAGGAATCTCATGTCAGTGTAATTGTTAGGCTCAATGCCTGTGAGTGTCATGGTTAATCCATCACCTGATGTTTGCACTTGGTTCTTGCTTGGTGAAATTGTCAGCAAATAACTCAATGGTGTGTATTTTTCACCTTCAATTTCTACACTTCTGGTGTAATCACTGAATCTAAAAGTCACAGGAAAATCTGTGGTGCCCTCACTGAAATAAGGTATATACCATTCAACAAATAATCCAGTAGTGATGTCTGTATAATCTGCGAATGTTGTCACGAGCTAACTACCTCCTGGAACACAAAGTCTCCATCCCATTGAACCTGCTTTGCTCCAAACAATGTAAAGGCAGGAAAATTTATACATTTGACACTGAAGGTTGCGGCAGTGCCCAGTGTTGCTGTTTTTGAGCCTGCTGTAAAGTCATCTGCCAATATCAAGTTTCTGTGTAGGTATACTGAATCAGCACCACCTGTGTCAGTGACATCTGCCGTGACTTGATACACATGGCCTAATACTTCAATAATATCGCCTTTTTTGTATTTGTATGTGCCACTTGGTAATGCTGTAGAATCTATGACTCTGTTATAACCATATGTCGTTGGATCAACAGTGACCGTTCTTGTGGTTGTTGATGTCCAATCACCTGTGTAATTCAACAAATCATCTAAGCCTGTGTGATTAAACTGTAGATTGAATTCTGTGTCTTTGCCTGTCTGTTGAGCATCTAGTATTTTTGTTTTTAGGTCACTGTAAAATGGACCAGTTGCTGGAGTGACTGTAAATCTCCAAACCGCATTGCCTCTGTTTACACTGCGTATCATACCTGACCTTGCAATGGTCTGTGCCACTGTAGGTCTGTTGTCAATTGATATGTTGCTGGCAGTGTTTACCAAATATTGGAATGACATTATCTTCTACCTCCTGGAATTGATTTCTGGCCTTTAACAACTAATGCGTGTAGGTAGCCTGGATCTCTTGCAAGTAGATTTTGGAAACTTTGAACATCTACTGCGTTTATGTTGTAAGTGACTCCTCCGCCCATTGGCGTCACTTGTGCTGGTCCACTTACTAATTCAGGACCACGCTCTCCTACAACACCAAACTTGCCACCTGGTATAAAGCCACCATTGGAAAAAAAGCCTGCGAAGAAATCACCAATGCCACCAAATGCTCCTGATACTTTGTTGCTTATACCGCCACCTATGCCTGATAGTGCGTCTCTTATGCCTGCTGTTTTTGCTTTTACTGTGTTGAAGATATCTGTAAAGTAGCTGGTCACATTGCTGAAGATACTTTGCATTGTGTCAACCAATCCGTTATTCAAGAAACTGAATTCTCCTAACACACCTTTGACCAAATCAGGCACAACTGAATTACCAACCACGTAATCATACATTCCGCCAAACCAACCAGTGACTCCATCATACATCTCACTGGTTTTGTCTACCACTGAATCTTTCATACTGCTAAATGCGCCAGTGACTGAATCTTTTAGTGCCACAGCTTTGTCTCCAATTTGACCTAGCAATTCTATGGTGCTTTGGAAGAATCCAATAATGCTTTCTACTATAGCACCCAAGCCTTCAAAGGCAGCTTGTAGTGCTGGTATAGCTGCTTCTACCAGTGGTGTAATTATATCTGCCAATTGACCTAATATATCAAATATCAAACTCAATGCTGGGGCAACAACTTCTGACAATACTACACCAATCAAATCAAACACAGGTGAAAGTTTTTCAAATGCTACTTTTACACCGTCAATGAATTCTGGCATTTTGGCAAGTATCTGTTCACTTAATGTAACAAGGTGTGGCAGCAATGGTGTGACTGCTTCTGTCAGCAATTTGCTCATTGATTCTGACAATCTACCCAAGTTGTCGTTGAATACTTCTGCGTTTTCTGCTGCTTCTAGATCAATGATATCTGCGTTGCCTTTGGCTTCTGCAAGTGTTTTTGACAGTTGATCTGCTGTGGTGTTCAAACTTGCAAACTGTGCTTGAATAACTGGACCAGCTCTACCACCAACAACTTTTGCAAAATCTTCTGTGGTGATTGTGCCTTCGTTCAATGCGTTGATCATTGCTTCTAATAGTGCAGGACCCTCTTTCAACTGACCATTTGATTTAAGAATACTATCACCTAGCTTGTCTGTGATTTTGACAAATGATTTTTGTCCTTCAACACCTTTTTGCAGTCTGTTGGTTGTTTGTAGCATGGCTCTGCTGAATGTGCCAGCGTCAACGCCAGCTTCTGCCATGGCAAATTTCATTGCTTGGAAACCTTCAAACGCATCCTGGCTGGCTGCTGCGCCTGCTTCTCTAGCTGCTTTGGCTAGGTCGTCCATTTCATTGATTTTGTTTTGAACAATATTCACAGCACCAACTGCGGCAAGACCAGCTGCTAGTGGACCAATCACGCCTTTTAATCTACTGGCTGCTCCTTGAACACCTGCCATACCTGAGCTTACATTGCGTAAACCTCTAGTGGCTTCTTCTGTTTCTATTTCTAATACATAACGGTCTACTGTGGCCATTAGAACTTCCTCACTTGATCTTGTATAAATTCAATGGTTGGATTTGTCATACCATCTGGGGCTTGGCTTGAAAATCCTTCATTGAGTTTGGTTGCGTAATGGTAGTCAGCTTTGATACTGTCTCTATCACGCTTGGTTTTGCTCCTTGCGTTGCCTGTTCTAATAGGTGTTGTCTTCTTGAAAAAATCAGCAGCGTCTGATTTCAACTTGTCTATTTTTCTTTCCAAGTCTTTGACACGCCCTGGTATTTTTGCTCTACCTATTACCCGCATTTTTTGCCCTCTCCATCATTGCCCGTAATTGGTCTTGGCTCATGTTGCCAAAGCGTCCAATCTTGGGATCTATGCCTTTTTTTCTACAGTCTTCAGCGTATTGTTCCCACCCTACGCCTACATCAGCAATAATGAAGTCTAACATATCGCCAGATCTAAGTAGCTCACTTGGTAGCGTGTTATAACGCCTACACACATTATCCACGCTTATAAGGAAGCGGGTTGTGGTTGTGAGTCTTTCATAGTCTGGCCTACTCCATTTCCCAATTCTGTGACCACTCGCTCAACCATGGCCATCATGATATCCAATGGCAATGTTTGATCTGCTTTGAGCATTGGCTTGCCTTGCTCATTCATTACCAATTGTTGAACCACGTCAATCAATTCATTGGTGTCATTTTCAAGCTGACTGAGTTTGATATAGGTAGGTATACTCTGTCTGTCATACATCCAGAATTCAACTGGTTCACCATATTTTTTAATGATTGTGTCGCTGTCTAGTTGTAGTTTCAACAGCTTGGGAGTTTCTGCTAACTGTGATAAATCCATTAATCTGTCTCTCTTTCTAACAATTTGTTGATCAACATAATATTGAACTGATTGCGTCTCATTGCCTTCTGTAGATCGTTTTCAGCACTGCGTATTTCGTTTTGTGCCTTTGCTACACTTGCCAATAGACTTTGTAGTATTTCGCGATCTGTCTTGTTCTCTATTACATCCATCTGTAGATCCTTCAATAGTATTTAGCAAGTCAAGAAAAAAGGGCTAACAAAAGCCCTAATTTCCATACCATTACAGTATTTGTTTATGTGACAGTGTAATCGCCTACAACGGTGATTGTGATTGGAGTCACCCAAACAGGTTCACCAGCTGAAGTAGTAGGTGCTAGACCAGTAATATAACCCTCGCCTGAAATAGTTTTGCCTGCTCCACCAGTATCAGTTTTACCTAAGAAAATTGAGAATTCAACTTTGGCTTTGAGTTTACTCATACCAAATAATCCCAACTCTGCTGCGGTATCGTCTGATGCTTGGCTTGCGTCTGCTACTGTTCCAAAGAAAGTTGTTTGGTCTACCACTAGGTTCATCGCTACACTGTTGGTCGCTGTGGTTGCAATTTGGAATTTACTTCCGCTGTCTAGCTGCTCCCATGTAAAAACATCGTTTGCTGCGTTGACAGTCATATCTTGCAAACCAGCGATAGTCAAGGCTGTGTTAGTGCCATCAGCATAGTTCTCTAATGAAAGAGTGACTTCTGATCCACTAACGCCTGGTGCTGGATAGATATATGCCATAGTGTTTTCCTTTATCTAAGTTTAGTATATTGAAGTTCTACTGTAGTGACTTGGAGATCCCCGTCAATAGCAGTAGAAACATCCACGCTTCTGTCATTAAAACCATTTTCAGGCTTCAAATCTTTTCCTTTGACCAAGTATTCAACTAGGTCATCGTAATTTGCTGGAGCATTGGCTGCGTCATTTGAAAAATAAACAGTGACAGTTTGAGTTTCTAAATGGATACTGTCTCCTTGGAGTGTAGCAAATAATTGCTGCACATCTTTGTCAACCGTATCCACATAGATTGTTTTAGGATTTTTGATATACAGAGGGCTGCCACCTTCTTCAAATGGCAACTCCCTGCTGAAGTTGAAACTGTGTAATGGTGCTGACACCAAGTAGTCTATAACTTCTGTTCTCATCTTACCCTCTTGAGCGTGATACGCCCTCTACTTTTTTCATCTGTTTGAACTGTTCCATCGCCGTCAAAGTCATACCAGTCTCCGCTGTTGATCAATTCCAAATACAGTTGTGTTGCTCTATTTTCATAGTAGCCCATCTTTTGACGCTCAGCATTTTCTGGGTCGCCAAAGTCAGCCACAGCTGGCAAGATATAATCAGCTAGAGCACGATACACACATAAGTCTGTAAAGTCGTTTTGTCTAGCTTTGATCTTGTCAGCATCTGGGGTTGGAATATCCAATGGGTTGACAGAGCCTGTGTGTTGACCATACATTCTCTGCCACCAATCAGTTGTTTTAATGTTTTCAAGCAAACGGTTGGTTGTTCGCTCTAGAGCATCTTCAACAAAATCTAAAGTGAGACTTTCGTTGGCGTCAAATAGGCGTTGGTCTCTTGAAGTCACATCAGTGAACTCCGCGAAACTAACAGTTGTGCTTGATTCAACTACGAAAGCCATTACCAGCTCCTTAAGTTGTTGCGTTTTTAATCATAACGCCACGTGAAGCGTCAATCAAACCACACTTAGCATGAAGGCTGGCTACAACATCATTACCTACGGCTGCTGCTCTACGAGCAATCTCTAGGTCAACATTTTTCTGCATTGCGATACGCATTGCGTCTGCTGAGAAGATAGCTGCCATTGGGTTTGTGACACCAGTTGCTGCGTCTGTCATTCTTGATGTGACGAATAGTTGCACACCAAAGATGTTTCCAAAGAAACCTGAGCGTAATGCTTGACCTTGGAACAAGTCTCCACCTGCGAATGCTGTGCTACCAATGTCTGACATTAGAGCTGCGTATTCTGTGTGAGCAATCACACCATAAAGTTGACCTGTTTCGCCTGCGCCACGGATTGTTTGAACCGCTGCTGCGATGTCTGATACATCCATAACACCTTTACCAGCTGCGTCAGCTGCTTCTTGTGCTGTCAATGCGCCCAATACAGCCATGACTGAATCGTCAAACTTGCTTGACACTGCCATACCTAAAGCACGACCTACTTCGTTTGGATCAATCGCACCCAAATCACGAACCACTGATCTAGCAGCAAACAAGTCTGCTGTGATTGTGTTTTTTGTGAATGTTGGTAATTCTGTTTCAACGTCTGCTGTAGATTCTGATCCTGTGATCTGATCAACAGTGACATCCTTAGCAATTTCTGGAACCTGTAGGACACCGTTTGGTGCGTTTACAACAGGAATCAGCTCACCACCTAAGAATAGTGAGTTTTCATGTGCGGCATAAACCGTTGCGGCTTTAGCTGGCACAAAAAGTGCATCTGCGTTGATAGCACTGATATAAGCTTCATTTGCCATAATCGTTTTCCTTTGTTATATTAAAGTAGACCCTTCATACGAGCCTCTTGATAAAGTTTTCTATCAGATGCCTTGGTAAGATCAAGTTTAGCAATGTCAAATCCGTCTAAATTACTGCTGCCATTCATTGCGCTTTTGGTATTACTTGTGCTAGGCGCGGCAGCAACAAAATGAGGATTGCTGGCTAGAAATTCTTGCACTAGCTGGTTTACTGTGACTGGATTGCCCTTGCTGTCATAGCGTTGGGTTCCTGAATCGTCAATCACTTCTGCTTGTCCTGATTCGCCAAGTCTAACTTGATTGCGTATCAATTGAACAACCTGTTGTGGGTTCACTGCCTTGAACTGCGCCGCAGCATTCAGCAATGGTTGATTCACAGTAAATTCTTCTATTACACGATTTTTTTCTTGAATCTCTGCATCCTTTTTCGCAGCCATATCCTGTAGAATCTTTTCAAACTCTCCACGCTTGATAGCTTCTTCCTGCTTTTGTTTCTCTGCGGTGGCCTTGAGTGATTTTAGTTCACCAAGGTCGCCTAGATCAGCAAGTTGCTTTTCAAATTTAGCAGTCAATGACTTTTTAAGTCCTGCCATGTGAGAATTGAATTCGTCTTCAGTGTATGTCTTTGATTCCTGAGTAGTTGTTTGGTCAGCAGTCTCAGTCACTGCTTCAGCCAATGTTTCATCCGCCATTGTTGCGTTCCTCCTTCAGAGTAAATTTATAAAGTATTTAGCAATATCTCAAGATACTGGTGTTATTTTACTTTTTTTTGCCTTTTTTCTTATAAGCCATGGTAGTTTCCTCCTTATCCTGCTTCTACCCAATAGTGTCTACAGTTGTAGCCACCTGCGTCTACAAAAGGATCACCACCTGACTTGCCTTGCCAATCGTCTTGCCAAAGCTCTTCAATTTCTTCTTTGCTCATCTCTGCCCCCGCAAGATTAGCACACCAAGGTCTTGAATTTGCGTCAGTGGTTCCTTCATATACATATCGCTCAACGCCCTCACGCTCTGCTCTTGAATAGGTAAAACTGTTGTTGTAGTGCATGGTCACAGATTCAACAGTGTTTCGCATGGTGTCAATCAGTGCGCCTCTGGTTTCTACACCTGGCAAGCCTGCTCTTATCTGTTGTGTTAATCCTCTTATTTCAACTGTATCAGGGTTGGGATTTGCTCTCAATCTTTTCAATTGTGTTTGCAGTTTGCTTACGTCTCTGTTGGAGGTTCTCATTAGAACACCAGAAACTGCGCCTCTTACACGCTGCTCTGTTAGTGTGGGATTCTCACCTATCACTGCGGCTGTTGCTACTATGCCAGCTACCACTTCACTATGGTTGAGTATGCTGCTTCTAACTGTGCCTTGTGCGTCTTGTAGCAATACTGATTCTATGGTATCATCTTCAGTGACCAAGCCCGTGCCAATGCCTGCTTCAGTTTGTCTTTCTACCACATTGGAACTTAGGTCTGACAGTGAGCTGGCTTCTAGTGCTGTGGCTTGAGCATACTGTTCATATAGCTGAACAATCTGTGGTCTTGGATTTACACCTGGTGGTGTTGCTCTTAGAATTTCTAGCACTGCTTCTTCAAGGGCTGACAGATTGTCTTCTGTGGCGCTTTGAAGACGTGCTATGGTTGAATCTATCAGCTTGGTGTGATCTACACTCATTAACTGTGAATCCAACCTTGTTCAGCAAGACTCAGGTGTTCAGCGTATGTGTTAGCCATCAAGGTCTCTCCTGTATCAGGGTCCATCATAGGATGAGGCTCAAATGCTTCTAGTTGGCCCACTATCTCCATTGCGGTGTTGTCGTCCTTGACAACCAATTCCACAATCTGCCTACTAACTTCTTTTTGAAAGCCTTCTGTTTGAACTCCAGCTGTTCTTGCTTTGATAAGAAAATCTAAATCTGCGTCTCTGTCGCGAATGTTGAATGAGTCTGCGTATTCAATAGTGCAGTCATATGGTAATCCTGCGTATTCTGATACCAGTCTCCAAATATTTTCTTCTGCCAATTCTAGTGCGTCTGCTTTTTCTGCCAACTTTGCTCCAAGCATTTGGAATTCAGTCTGCATTGCTACACCTGACATTGAAGTTGATTCTGTAGCTCTCATTGATCCTAGGTTTGCCATCTTGTCAATGCTTTCAATAGCGTGATTGATTGCGTCTAGGATTTGATTTACATTGGCACCACTTGCCTGAACCACATAAGGTTTCAAGCCTGGGTCTAGGTCTTCTGGCATTTGAATTATGCTGCCAGGGCCTGTGCCAACTAGAGTGTTTTCTGTTTTTGCCAAACTAGGATGGCTGTCTAATCTGATTGAAGCTTCTAGTTCTGATAATAGGTTGTAGATGTATTTTGATTGATTGGCAATATCAGCAATGTCTGATTTACCAATGCCACGTATAACTGACCTTTGACTGTAAACACACACCGCAGGAATCTTGCCAAGCCCGTTTGGCTCTACATATGATTCCAGTTTCTTGCCTTCACGGTTTACATGGTAGGTCCAGATTTCGTCTTCTGTCCATTTACGCACCACATGGTCGTCACCGTTGACTTCTTCAATATATTTGAAATACACTAGACGGTATTTGCCTGTGATGTCTCTTTCCCATTCCCAATCCAATACCATAAGCGGGCTTACCATGCTCATATAAGGTCTAACACCTATGGCAAATTCGTCTGCCATGGTTGTAGCACCTACATCAGGTTTGCTCACAATCACCCATTGGTGGCCAAAGATACTTGAATAGGTTGCCACGTCTTTCATGAATGCGTTGAAGCTTCTGCCGTCTAGGTCTGCGTCTTTGAGTAGGTCTTCAATGAAGGGAGTATTTTGAAGGTTGCCCAAATCTCTGCTGGGTGGGGATTTGAATATGAAACTGTTGTAAACTCCTACAACACTAGCCGTGTGATTTTCATAAGGAGTCTGTGATAATCTTAGCCCGTATTCTGAGGCTGTTTCTAAACTATACTTTAATAAATGTTGGGCGTTTTGGTATTCCTTGCCGCCCACGAATGACTCTAGCAAAAACTGCCAGTAGTCCTTATATTCTTGATAGAGCTGGTTTCCAGTCAAGAGATTGTTAATACTCTGCTCTATGCTTTCAATTGCATCAGCCATATGTTGTGGATCCTTTGTGGTTGATTTATAAACTTATTTATGCTATAGTATTTATGGAGGTATCAAATGGCGGTATTACAGAACAAAACACCCTGCGTAGAAACACATTGGAGCATTTACCCTAGTGCGGGCCTCCAGGCTTGATTTAGGTTCTGTGCTGGTGGCAGTTTCTTCAATGGATATAGATAACTGACTGCATAGGATAATGAATCGTAAAGATGGTCAAATCCGCTGTCTTTATCAGGCACAGAAGTTCCAGGCTTGAAGCTGTGTTTCTCTAATGCCTCAATAGTCTTCTTACAATTAGGTGAAACAAATAATCTGCGTTCTCCTGTGCCACTTAGGAATCTAGCATTTGTAGCATTTATTCTGTCTTTGACTGGCATATGTTTGCGTGGTGCTTTTACAATAAATCCTGCGTTTGCCAATATTGCGTGATCTGACTTTCCTCCAGACGAGGTTTGACTCCTCGCTCCGCTTGGGTCAGGGAAAGCAAATATTTTCTGTGTAGGATATCTTGTTTTTATTTCTTCTACTAGCTCATCTGTGTTTGAACTGTAGATCAATATCTCATCTATGATGTGCATTGTTTCAGCATCTGTTCTAATCATGACACTTGCTGTGATTGGATTGATATTGAAATCGCAGCCGCAAATGATTTCATTGTTCACTGGCTCTGGTGAGGGCCTTACATTGTTTTCACGAGTAAATGCGTAGGCAATTCTTGATCCTAGGTCTTCAAAGCTGGCTTCAAATTCTTGTCTAAACTGCCTGTCAGTCATGTCTGCTCGTGCTGCTTCAATTTCAGCTTCACTTACAAATCCAGCTTCTAGTGTTGTAAGTTGCCAAGCATTCCAACCTGGCGTCACAAGAGCTTCTTGGTATAGATCATAGAATTTGTTTGATTTACCAGCAGGCGTTGAAATAAACATGGCATCGCCATTTCTATCTGCTAAGGCAGGACGAATAACTTCTCCCCAAAGCTCTTCTAGGTTTGTATAACTTGCTTCGTCAATTACACAGAAATCCAAACTCACACCTCTAAGGCGGTTGGGATCTTCTGATCCTTTTAGAGATATTGTGCTGTTGTTTTTTAAGGTGATACTCAATTCTTGTTCGTTAATCTTCTTTGCCCAGCGTAGATCCAGCAATCTGTTTTTGAGAGCTTTCCAGGCAATCAGCTTGGCTTGTCTGTAGCTGCTGGTTATGTAGAATATTTCTCTATTGGGCTGTCTAGCATACCAGCACATCTGTCTTATGCTCAAAAAAG